TGCTAAACCAGCGATAGCAGATCCAATTCCAAAAACTGCAAGACCCATTCCTACACCTAACATAACTGCATAAAACACACCAGTAGATCCCATGATTTCTAGAATGTTTCCGCCAAGTTTATCTTTAAGACCTAGAAGGATAACAACATTATCGATAATTCCTTGAGCCCAATTAGGATCAAGAAAACTAGTTAGTGCTCCACTCAAACCAGCAATAGCAGATCCAATTCCAAAAACTGCAAGACCTAAACCGATTCCAGTCATGGTCAATAAGAAAACTCCACCCTTCATAAACATATCACCGACACCGCCAACCTCATCACTGATTGAAAGAAGATCTTTCACAGAAGATTTGATTGCTTTGGTATCAATGTTAAGGATAGCAACAATTGCTGCAGCGGCCATTCCTAATGCTCCGCCAATGGCTAGTGCCGCGCCTCCTCCAAGAAGTTTACCAAGTAGTCCACTTACTCCGCCTTTTGATTTTTCTTTAGGTGCAGTAGGTCCAGCAGTAGAAGCTAATGATGCAGTGCCTGCTGCAACCTTTTGCGCAGATTCTCTATCAGATTCTAAATTGTCCATCTTAGCAGCGTTTTGCATGTCCATCATTTTTTCAAAATGACTTTGAAGCCCCATTACTGCAGCCTTAGTTTCAGCCTGATGTCCATTAGCTTCAATGAGTGCTTTCTTTATATCAGTGAAAACACCTTTTTGACTGCCACCACCATCTGGCGTTTTAGGTCTAACTATATTCTCGGCCATATTACTTCCTCATGTTCTGCTGATCTTGTCTACTCTTTTCTTCTTTTAAATAATCTAATAACATACTAACGTATAACTCCCTCTCCCATGGCATCATCCCCTCTAAATCTCCCAAGCTATAATGATAATGTTGCATTAGCTGGAAGTTAGTCTGGAAATGATTAACCAGACTATCATGAGAGAGGGCTATGAGAAAAAACTTTGGATACCACTCAATTCATGCGTGTTAGTAGTTGAGCATTCTTCACAATCAAATATTGCAGTATGAGATAGCTTTGGCATACTCTCTACAAATCCTCTAATCATTCCGAATTGCTCTTGATTTAAAGATTCTAAAAATTCTTTTACTTCTTCTTCTGATTCATCTTTTAAATCAAAGTATTCATCTTCAGTTTTTACGCCTTCAATACATTTACCAATTAGTTTAAATATAACTTCAACGTTATTTAATTCTTCTTTATTGATTCCACCTAACAATAAATCTTTATAGTTAGGAAATTTCATACTCACAGTAATCTCTTCAGTGATTTTTAATTCAGCTGAATCTTTGCCTGTGGTTATTTCTAATTCTTCTAAGTTGATAACATGAGCATTTGGATGTTTGCAATTAGAACACTGTATTGATACTGTGGATTTCTCTCCTACAGATTTAGCTCTAATTCTTAAAAACAAATATTCAATATCATATGATTTCAATTCATTAACATTTAAATCATCTGCAACACAAGAGGTAATAGTATCTACAATAGCACGAATGCCACCTTCATCATCTCCTGTTTCCATTGCCATCATTAATACTTTCTCTTCTTTCACAAGGAAAGGCCGGAACATTACTTTTTGTCCGGATGATGGTACGGTCATTTCATACTTAGGGACCGAATTAATTCTTGGTAAAGCCATTATAAACTCCAGTTATTATGTGAATAGTCTTGTAACATTAGCGAGGGTTTCTAAGATTCCACCCGATCTACTGTTCCAATTAGTATAAGATAGCTGCACGGTCAATTCACTAGTACCACCTTGTTCATTGTTAAATTCTTGTGCAGCCATTGATGTAGGGAAAGCGTCTTGCAATACACAAGTGTATGCAATTTGATCCGGACCTATAACATCTCCCCCAATGTTAAACGGACCAATATTAAAATTAAAACCTAGATCCATAATTATGTCTTTTCGTAATTGCTGAATAATTATATCTTGACAATATTCTTTTTTATAATTAACTTCTAGAGTTTCATTGTTCACTGCCATGTTCATCCAATTATCGAAATAGTTTTTTACACCATAATCATTTAACAAATGAAATGTCATTGATACATCATCGATTGCATATCCGTATGCAACCTTTTGACTTTGAATACCGATTTTTCTTTCGGTAGTTAATATTTGACGACCCGGCATGTTTGTAGTCTTACATAACAGATTGAGTTGTCTACCAGATGATCCGGGTAAGCTAGGTAATAATACTCTAAACATATTATTCATAGCGACACCAGATCTAATCTCTGCCTTGAATGTATCGATTGATTGAGCCATTAAATCTTTTTCCTCGAATCTGCGTATACAGCTCTCTTACCAGATTTTTGGAAGTTAGCCATAGGTAAAAATGCAGCAATTTCCCATTCTGGTGCAGAGACTTCTGCGAACTTTGATTGAACGTGTCCAGTTAAGTAATGCTTAAAACATGGTGCAAAGTGTTTGTACTTACTCGCAGCTTGTAACATTTTATAATTAATTCTCATACGTGTACTGTCGTCATATTTCTTATTTGAAAGATTATCCATTAACGCATCAAGAAGTTTAGCTCTTAACAACGGTGGAAGATAATGTAGATTCAATCCATAGAAACCACCGGCAGCTGGTTCGACTGGTATGACTAAAGGGAACGTATCATAGTAAGGCATTTTATCTTTCGTCTTTGGATCATATGTAAACATATACATTCCTCCAATACGAAAACTTGCTTTCTTCTTAATAGGCTCTTCTTTAACAATAGCCGCACGATTAACTCTGCGCATTTGATTGGCTTTCTGGCGAAACCATGCCTGAGACTCTTTAGTCCTAGGTTGGATTCCAGCACGGAAAGCAGCAATCTGCATATTTTGAAATATATTAGACATACTACTATTTATAACTTCTTTAACGGCTTTATGCGCTTCAATTCTTTTTTCATGATACCCTTTTTCCTTAATGTTTCTTCAGTCCAGATTTGAAATTTCCATTTGCGATCTTTACAATAAGATTCTGCAGCTTCCCACTTATTCATATTCTTTACATACTCAAAAGCCTCATTCATATAAGCTTTTGTTTTACGTTTTCCTTTGGGAGGTTCTGTTTGTCTTTTAGGTTTTATCTCAACTAATATTACTTCTCCAGTTTTAAAAGATATTTTTAAGTCAACAAAATACCGGTGATACTTTTTATCTATGTCGTAATAATAAGGAACTACTATTTCTTCACTTGACCACGATTTAATTGTAGGATTACTATCACACCACACAAAGCAATGTTTTTCCCACATAGATCTATATATGACCTGTGTAGAATCACCAGAGTACTTTGATTTGTGTTTTACTGTATAACGTCCGCTGTAAGCCATATAAATACTATTAATAGATTTTCAAATTACTAGTAGTATATATCGGGAAAAGAAATGGCAGATTTAAATTTAAATAATGTTGCAAACAAGATCAGTGGTGGAATAGAAACGTTTGTCAACGATAAGATTGGTGGAGTAACAGGTGCAATAGAATCTGTACTAGGAACTGGCTTCACACCTAATCTCTCTGATCAAAATTTTGGTAAGAATCGAAAGCAATTAAAATTTCCAATTGATAATCAAGATCAATATCATGCATATCTTCGATTTAAAGTTAAAAAGATTGAACCTGAACAGATATCAACTAAAGCTTTAGTTGCTGCACAAAAGGCTGTTGCTTCTAGTGATAATAAAGCGACATCAACATCTGCTCAAACAGGAGATAATCGAGGAGATTTTCCTACAAGAGCAGCTGAAGATTCAAAAGCAAGAGTTTCGGCCGGTGCAAAGAAGAGTGGCAAAATCATTAATCCTAAAAGATTAATCAATGGATCTTTTGTAGATCTATATATGCCTGTTGCACTTTCATTTTCAGACGCGTTAGAATATGAAGGAGTTGATCTCGGAAGAATTGGCGGAGCATTAGAAAGCGCTGTTGCAAATGGTGGATCAATGACTCAAGGTATAATGGACGCTGGTAAAGCTGGACTTTCTAGTTTCACTGAAGCATTCAAAGGAAACGTTGATGCTAATATTGCTAGATTAGCTGCAGTTGGTATTGCATCTAAAGTTAGTGATACGGCCGCAGGAGCAATTAAGTCTGCAACAAGAGTTACAACAAATCCTAATACTAGAACAATATTTAAAGGTGTAGGAATTAGAACATTTAGTTTTAACTTCACAATGTGTCCAACATCTGAAAAAGAAGCACAGCAAATTAAAGATATAGTTTATTTCTTTAGAAGTGAAATATATCCAGAAGTAATAAGAGAAGCTGCTAGTGGCATTCCATTAGGTTATGTGTTTCCAAACATATTTGAAATTGCTGCTAAATATAAAACACAAGATATTGCATACAAATATCTAGATTGTTATTTAACTGGAATGCAAACAACTTTTAATAATTCCAATATGACGATGATGAGAGATGGTAATTTTGCAGAGACAAGTATATCGTTGTCCTTTACTGAAACAAGAGCTCTCGATAAATCTGATATTTGGAAAGGATACTAAAAAATGGCTCAATATTTTCAAAACTTTCCTTCTATCAATTATCGCTTTGGTAATGAGACTTATTCAACACTCTTTCAAAACCTTGCAGCATATGTAGATGTTGTAGATGTTGTAAAAGATAATTTAAGTTTTTTCGTAAAGTATAGTATTTTAGATGGAGATCGACCTGATGTTTTATCTATGAAATTATATGGTGAAGATACTTATTACTTTACATTCTTTTTAATGAATGATAAATTGCGCGAACAAGGTTGGCCTATGACAGCTAAATCACTTTTACAAAAAGTAAAAGTAGATCATCCTAATTATGTGTTAACAACTAGAGATGCATTGTCTGGAAAGTTTAAAGTTGGACAGACAGTTACAGGTAATAATTCAGGTGCAACTGGAATCATTATAAAAAGAAGATTAGATTTTGGTCAAATTGTTATTCAATTAACAAGTAGTATGAGATTTTCTAATACTGAGATTATTGAAACTGATAGTGGTGCCGGAATTGATACACTCACACTTACTGGAGAAGTTGAAGAATATTTAAGTGTTCATCATTATGAAGATACTGACGGCTATGTAGATATTGATCCAGCAGCTGCACCACCAGCATTATATAATCCTATAACTCACTTTGATTATTATACAGCACAAAACGAAAATCTTAGATCAATTCATGTAATTAAACCTGAATCTATAAATTCTGTATATTCTTCGTTTAGACAAGCAATGGAATCATAAATGGCAGATCGTTCAATATCACCATCTGATTATAAAATTACGAAAGCTGTAATTACTTCTGACCGCTTAGGAAGCTATGAATTTGACGTTACTGCGTCAATAGTTGATATAACAATAATTGAACAGCTAGATGGTCTTGCACTTCATGGAGAAATGACAATTCTTGACGATGCTAATCTTCTTGGGATTGTTGATTTTCAAGGAACAGAGTATATTGATTTTGAGATGGGTTTAACTGATGATGTTCAACCTCACATGAAAAGAAGATTTGTTATAACAGAATTAATATCGTCTGCTAAAAGTAATGATCAATCTGAAATTTTAATGTTTTCATTAGATACTGTTGATTCATTTATTAATGCTGTGTCTAATGTTAATAAAGTATATGACGGAACTCCTGCACAGATTATTCAGAAAATAGCTAAAGATAATTTTGGATTAGATAAAGAAGTCTTAACTAACGATGAATTGTTTCAAGGGCCTATGAGAGTTATCATACCTAACTGGTCTCCATATGTTGCAATGAGATGGGTTGCAGATAGAGCTACATCAGCTTTAGGTACTCCTTACTTTCTTTATTCTGTTTTAGGCGATAATAGAATACGACTTATTGATTTACAATCATTATTAGAAGGCACACCATTAAACGAAACTCCTTATCGTTATAATCAAGGTGCTGCACAAAACATGTCAGAAAATAATCTGACATTACAAACATATAATATTAAAAGTTATGTCGTGCATGATACAGAAAATACTGTTGACATTGCATATGAAGGTGGAATCAGTGGTGAGTATAGATTTATAGATACTACAACATTCCAACAAAACTTATTTAATTATGATGTCAATAAAGTATATAACGACTTAGCTAGAAATACTAATCTATTTAAAGAAAACTCTACACCAAATTATGATAAAGAGTTTACTATTAATAATAAAAAAGTTCATGAATATAATACAAGTAGATCAACACAAATAGGTACATCAAAAGTTTATAATGACATACCATCTTATCATGAAGACTTAACTCCAGAAGCACATTCAAAGAAAGCAACTTCTGTATCTATGAGATCTTTTTTAGAAAAATCAGCAATGGAAATTTCTATTCCTGGGTACAATATGTTTTATTCAGGTAGTTCAAAATTTGCAAATGTAAGCATAGGTAATTTAATTAAAGTAGAATTTTTAGATAACGAGCCAAAACAAGCTGGCAATAATTTATCAGAGAATGCACCTGATGGAAAACGATCAGGAGTTTATCTTATTCAAAGTTGTAAACACATAATCAATAATGTTAATGGCAAATATAGATATGATTGTGTTTTAAGAATATTAAAAATTTCTAATAGAGCAGGCTCAACAACCTCGGTGACAGCAACATGAAAACAATGGAATCTTTATATTATGGTGATAACTTTAGATGGTTTCTTGGAGTCGTCATTAATACTGCTGATCCTTTACAGTTAGGTAGATCTCAAATTAGAATTTACGGAATCCATCCTGATGAAATCGAAGACCTTCCTTCAGATGCATTACCATGGGCTCAAGTTATGGTTCCATGTACCGAAGGCGGAAGTTCAGGCATTGGTAAAATGCCACAACTAATTGAAGGAGCTAGGGTTGTCGGATTTTTCATGGATGGAGCTTCATCACAAGTTCCTTTAGTTATTGGAACTATTCCGTTTGTTGAAGATCCTTCACCTCAACAAATTCAAGCATTATCTAATGGAGATGCTTCTTTACAAACTTCAGCTGAAGGTGTAACTAATTTCATAAGAGGTGGAACAAACGTAGAGAAAGCTTTCAACTTCTTTATTGCAACTAACTTTACAACTGAACAAGCTTCAGGTATGATTGCTGGATTAGTTGAAGCTTCAACAGATAAAATGTCGCCTGATATAGATGCTGATGGATCTTATGGAATTGCACAATGGCCAAAGCTTGAGACTGAAGGTAATCGATATCAAAACTTATTATATTTTGCTGGTAATAGAGGGCTACAGCCAACGTCAATTGAAGCTCAATTACAATTTGTTTTGTATGAGTTAAGAACATATCCATATTTAGGGTTAGGTCAATTGAAGAGAACTAGAACAGTTTCAGAAGCAGCCGAAATATTTTCAACTAAATACCAAACATGGACAGCTCAAACTCCAGCAAGGAAAGCTGCACGTAAATCAAAAGCACAAGAGATATTTGGGAGATTTACTCGATGATTACAGGACCAAGACTTAATGAAGCACTTGGAGAAATACGAGTTGCAGTTTCTACTCAAACTCAAGCTTTACAATCAGCTGCTACCCAATTAAGAAATAGATTTGAAGCAACTACTAAAAGTACGTTAGGTAGAGACTTAACGAGTTTAAATGGATTTAAACCAGTATCACAATCTGCAGATCATCCTACTGATTTAGCACCAGGTGATGCAGTGTGTTTCATGACAAAAGATGTACCGGGTTTAACTGAGTTAGTAGAAGATAT